TGGTCCACATCATGCGAGCATATGCTATCTGGGGTGATCGCATGAAGGCAATCAAGGTCTGTGTAAATCGTTTTGATGATGAGACCAAGCAGTCTTTCATTGAATTGTATGATAAAATCGATGCTGACGTTCAAACCGAGGAGGAGGAAAATGTCAATATTTCGTTCTGAAAAATTTCACGGATACGTGAATTGTCTTGCCATGCTTGACACTGGCAAGACTGTCAAAATTATGGGTGGAGATGGTTTGAAGTTGTTTGTCAAAGACCTTGACGGCAACGTTGAAGAATGCTACCATAGTAGTCTACGCTTAATTTGGGATAATTGAATGGCGAAAAAATACAATGAAGATGCTCTGTTGAAAGAGTTGAGTGATTACATTTCTGGAACTTATGGACAACACTATTCTGCTGGTAACGACAGCATTCAAACGTTAGATCTAATTGAAGCATGTGGAGACGCTGAGGCATTCTGCCGTAGCAACATCCTCAAGTATGCTTCACGCTACGATCGTAAAGGCACTGCCCGTCGTGATATCATTAAGATCCTTCACTACGCATTGCTGCTGCTCCACTTCTCTGACAAAACTTCCAACCGCGAAACCTATCCTCAATGAGTAAAGTTATTCTTTCTAGAAAAACCCTAGATGTTCTTAAAAACTTCAGTACTATCAATTCCTCGATTGTCTTCCGTAAAGGATCCACGGTTAGAACTATCTCTAATGCAGAGAACATCCTCGCAAAGTTTACTGGTGAGGAAGTCTTTCCTGTTGACTTCGCTATCTATGATCTTAGTCAGTTCCTTTCTGGGATCTCTTTGTTTAGCGACCCTCAGCTTGAGTTTGACAACGAAAATTTTGTCAGCATCCGTGGCGGTCGTCAGTCTGCTCGCTATTTCTTTTCTGACCCAGAGATTACGCTCAAGTCTGCTCCAGAAAAAAATGTAAAGTTTCCTGGTTCTGATCTTCAGTTCAATCTGACTGGTGAAGATTTGATTGCTCTACAGAAAGCATCTGCTGTCTACAGTCTTCCTGATCTTACCTTCCAATCAATCGAAGGTCATGATGAGATTAAACTTATCCTCAGGGACAAAGAGAATGATACCAGTAATACTTACGATATCACCGTGGCAGGTTCTACTACTGGCACCTATACTCTTGATCTTAAGATTGAAAACATTCGTCTTCTCCCTGGTGACTACACTGTCAAAGTCTCTCAACACCTCATTTCTGAGTGGACTAATGTAAACACTGACCTGACTTACTACATCGCATTGGAACCTTGAGGTTACACAAAGTTTTTTATGTTCCTATCTTTACATTCAGGTTTAACAAACATAGCGACTATCAATTTTCTAATTTAGAAAAAAATGATAGTCGTCCTAGAGGATGGACAACTCCATTGAACTCTACGTTTCCTGCTATACAAGATAACGATCCTCTTGTCTCTCCAGATGTTAGAGATAATATGATGAGTGATTTAAAGGAACAGATTAAAAAACTTTTCTATATGCATGGCATACCGGATAAGTTTAACTTTGTTGATTTCTGGTATAATTCATACCATGAAAACCAAGGACAGGAACAACATACACATTTGACTGGTTGTATGTCTGTCACTCCGTACTGGTGTGGAATCTATTACAACAAAGGGTTTACACCAACTACATTCTTTAGACCAGATTCAAACAATAAGGTTCACCAATTTCCTTACAATGGACCTGACTTTAGAGAATACTTTGCTGACACTTTACAACCAAACTTATCAAATGGTGATGTAATTTTATTTCCACCATACTTAAAGCACTCAGTTGATTTACAAACCAGTGCTAGTATGAGATTGACTTTTTCTTTTAATTTACAATTACATAATGATTAAAGTCTATGACAATTTTTTACCACAACCATACTTTGATTCTTTAAGAGATTTACTTACATCACCTAACTTTGCTTGGAATTTCTTTCCTAACATTACTGCGATGAAAGAACTTTCAGATGATAATTCGTATGGTTTTAGTTTCACAATTTTTAATTCTATACAAAAATATAGTATTCGGGAAACTAAAGAATCGTGGATAACTTTACCTGCTCTTTTTTCTATTCAGGAAAAAGTTAAATGTAAAACTATTGTTCGTGCCAGGTATGATTTGACTACATACAATCCATCAAATTATAGACACCCATATCACATTGATATGAATCATCATAGTTTTGTTTCGGCAATTCTTTATATGAATGAGAGTGATGGCAATACTTTAATTTACGATAAGAAAGTTGTAAATGCCAATGACATAGATTACACAAAAAATTATGAGATCAAGAAATCTATTGACCCTTTGCCAAATCGTCTGCTAGTATTTGATGGGAACTATGTTCATACAGGACATTCTCCGTCAAAACACAAGAGTCGTATTCTTTTGAATTCCGTTTACACTAATTAATTATGAGCAAAGAATTTTTGTGGGTGGAGAAATACCGCCCCAGTATTGTTGAAGATTGTATCCTTCCTGCTAGCACTAAAGAAGTGTTTCAGGGTTTCGTCAACCAGGGCGAACTACCTAACCTGCTCTTGACCGGCACAGCAGGTGTTGGCAAGACCACTGTTGCTAAGGCACTGTGTGAGGAGATCGGTGCCTCTTACATCGTGATCAACGGATCTGATGAGGGACGCTTCCTAGACACCGTGAGGAACCGTGTCCGTCAGTTTGCTACGACTGTCTCTCTCACGTCTGGAGCATCCCACAAGGTGGTCATCATCGATGAGGCAGACAACACCACCAATGATGTTCAACTGTCTCTAAGGACTGCTGTGGAGGAGTTCCATGGCAACTGCCGTTTCATTTTTACCTGTAACTTCATCAATAAAATTATTGAACCGTTACACTCACGTTGTACAGTCGTTGATTTTAGAATCAAACCTGAGCAGTCTACTCAACTTCAGGGAGAATTCTTTACTCGTCTCAAAACTATTCTAACAAATGAGAATGTTGAGTATGAAGATAAAGTTCTCGCGAAACTTGTCAAGAGGTATTATCCTGATTGGCGTCGTCTCATTAACGAGTGCCAGCGTTATGCTGCCACAGGGAGTATTACTTCTGCTATCTTGGTTGACGTTGCAGATGTTAATCTGGATACTTTACTTACATCTCTGAAGAAGAAAGACTTTACTAATGTAAAGAACTGGGTAGTTCAGCATCTTGATAACGATCCTAGTATGGTGATGCGTAAAGTTTATGATAGTTTGTATGGTGTATTGAAACCTGCTTCTATTCCTGAAGCTGTTCTTATCATCGCGAAGTATATGAAGGACATTACTATTGTTCCTGATCAAGAGATCAACCTGTTGGCATGTCTAACAGAGATCATGATGAGTTGTGAGTTTCGATGACACTACTCAAATTCATTGAGAAAGAACCTAAAATTATTATGATGGAGGAAATGTATGAGCGACTTGAAAAAGAACCAGAGAGACAATGGGAGTACATCAAAAGTCAAAACTACACCCGAGAATGTTCAGGAAGCAAATGAAGCATTGTTTCATGCTACAATGAACCTACCCCATGCTGCTGCTCATTGTGGAATGACAGAGCGTGAAATGAAAATGATCTTTCGTGAATACCTTAAATACCATGCCCCAGACATTGAAGTCATTGAAGACACCCCTCAGGTATCCAGGGGGGAAGAGTCGTGCCCTGAGTAAACTCTTTCAGTATATTCCTAACCTGAAAGATTACACTGAGTATCGTGAACCATTTGTTGGTGGTGGTTCTGTGGCATTGGAAATTGGTAAACGATATCCACACCTAGATATCTGGGTGAACGATTTGTATGGACCACTCTACAACTTCTGGCGAGTGCTTCAAGATCAAGGCGAAGAACTTTCTGATCTGTTGAGAGATTCTAAGAACGCCCATCCAGAACCAGTATCCGCAAAAACTTTATTTCTAGACGCTAAGGAGAGACTAAACGATGATTCAACATCCGACTTATTTGCTGCTGTGTGTTTTTATATTGTTAATAAGTGCTCTTTCTCTGGTCTCACTGAGTCCAGCTCATTCTCCAAGCAAGCGTCAGTTAGCAACTTCTCGATGCGAGGCATTGATAAACTCCCTGAATATTCAAGAATGATTTCTAAGTGGAAGATTACTAATCTATCCTACGAAGAACTATTCAGCGACAGCAAGTCAACCTTTGTTTATCTTGATCCTCCCTATGAGATCGGATCAAATCTTTATGGTAAACGAGGCAACATGCATAAAGGATTCGATCACGATTTGTTTGCTAGTGATTGTGATCGCTTTATCTCACATCAACTTGTATCATATAACTCATCGCAACTGATCCGAGACCGCTTCAAGCAGGGGTGGACAGCTGCTGAATTTGCACACACTTACACCATGAGGAGCGTGGGGAGTTATAATACAGATCAAGCGTCTCGCAAGGAACTCGTCCTAACCAACTATGAAATGTGAAGTCACTCTATACGTAGCAGGCACTGTGTTCAAGGAGCAGGTCATTGCTCGTAATTATGAAGAAGCGAGACAAACTGCTATCGCTAGAAACCCTACTGCTAAAATTGTTTCTGTCACTGCTGTATTTAAATGAATATTTTTGTCACAGATGAATCACCATGGCGGTCTGCTGCTGTCTTACCTGATAAGCATATCGTTAAGATGCCCCTAGAGACATGCCAGATGCTCTCTATAGTCTCTTCTAAAAAATGGGGACACAATTACGGCACACTTCCTAAAGCAGATGGTATGCCCTACGCTACGAAGAAAGGAGCATTTCGCAATCATCCCTGCACTAAGTGGGCAAACAAAACTGTAGCAAATACTAGGTGGTTACTTGCTCATGGGTTTGCTTTATGTCAAGAGTATACTGCTCGATATGATAAAGTTCATACATGTTTTAGTGCACTTCTTGTTGCTGACAAAATTATCCCTGATGTGGGTTGGGATGATCACACTCCTTTTGTTCGTGCTATGCCCGATGAGTTTAAATTTGATGATAGTATTACTACTATTGAAGCATACAAAATGTACATCGCTTCCAAACCATGGGTATCTGACAATTACCTACGATTACCACACCGCAAACCTGACTGGATTTAATAATGTATCAACTGAAGGATTACCTATACTCAATTAATCAATCAAAGAAAAATATTTTACATGATGACGTTGATGGTGAGCGAGGGTATCCTCCTTATATTGTTAATAGGTGCTTGTCTTCTTTCACTGATACTATTCTATATGTCAATGAGATGAATAAAAATTCTCATCTTGACAAGAAGATGCAATATGACTTTTTACTAAATAGTGTCAAACCGAGGAAGCGTTTCTCTCCTTGGGCACGAAAAGATTCTATTGATTATCTTGAAGTAGTTAAAGAGTATTATGGTTATAATGACGATAAAGCACTCCAAGCTCTCAGGATTCTTACCAAGGATCAGTTAGATCATATTACCAAGGTATTGAATAAAGGTGGAAGAACATGAATGATGAAACTATAATCCAGTGGAAACAAACTGATATGGTGGAAGTGGTTCTTGGAGAACCAGATGATTTTCTTAAAGTGCGAGAGACTCTAACACGTATTGGAGTAGCATCCCGTAAAGAAAAAAAGATCTATCAGTCCTGTCATATTTTACATAAGCAAGGTAAGTATTATATTGTTCACTTCAAAGAGTTGTTTGCTCTTGATGGTAAAAATACTAACCTGTCTTTGAACGATGTGCAACGTCGTAATCGTATCATTCAATTGCTTAGTGATTGGGGATTGATTACTGTTGTTAACATTGAAACAATTACTGATCTTGCTCCTTTAAATCAAATTAAAGTCCTGTCTTTCAGAGAGAAAGGTGAGTGGACACTTGAGTCAAAGTATAATATCGGTCGTAAAAAAACTGCGGTAGAGTAAACCGCAATCTTTAATAAGGAAAACCGTTATTAAAGTTTAAACGGTTATTGTTAAATAATACTGTGAGAGGATTGGGGTGGAAACATCCCCCTTTTACGCAAGATGCCTTCGGGGTCTTAAAATTAACGTCGCTTATTAAAGGACATGGTAAATATCAACTGGGAAACTTATACTCCCTACTCAATCGGATTTGATGAAACATTCAGCAGACTGGAATCTATTGCGGGAGGTGGATCAAATTACCCACCATACAATGTGGTGGACGGACATGATGGCAGAACCCTGCTGGAAGTCGCTCTTGCAGGATTTTCAGGAGGAGATATTGAAGTTACAACAGAACGAAATGTTCTGACAGTATCTGCTAATAAAGCACCACCAGACAAAGAACGTAAATATTCTCATAAAGGAATCTCATATAGAACCTTTGCTCGCAACTGGCAAATGGCAGATGATGTAGAAGTGGAAGAAGTAAAATTTGAAGACGGTCTTCTCACAGTTATTCTGGTTAAGAACCTACCAGAGAAACAGAAACGAAAGACTTGGTTCTAAATAAAAACGAAAGGGACTTGACGGTCCCTTTTTTTAATGCTAAACTTAGAAAGAATTCATAATAACTATGGCAGTATCAATCCTAACTTTGAAAACTGGCGATCGTGTTATTGCTGAACTGAAAGAAATCTTTGATGGGGAGGGAGACGACAAACGTGGAGTCTGTCTTCTTATGGAAGAACCATATGTATTGAATCTTGAAGGTGGTAATCCTCAATACCTTACTGAAGAGTATGGTATGGAATACCAAATCAAATTTAGTAAGTGGAATCCCTATTCTTCAGACTGGCAATTTAAGATGCCTTATGATTGCATCATGACAATCAGCAATCCCGAACCAGGTCTACAAGAAGCATATGAAAATAAAATCACAGAAAAGCGAGCAAAGCAAAATGACGGAACAGACACAGGAAGCACCAATACTGAAGACGAATCATAATATTCGTGTTGTAAAACTAACGACTAACGAAACACTTCTTTGTCTCTTTGGTGAGATTAAAGGTGATGATGATAAAATACTTGGGTATAGACTTCTTTATCCTTATGTTTTGTCCTTGGGAGATCAAAACGAAGATGGAACTTTGCCTATCCAATATACTCGCTGGTGTCCTTTTACACCAGTTCAAGAGTTTAAAATTCCTGGTGAGCATTTGATTGCTGTTACTTATCCAGATAATAATATTCTTAGTAATTTTGTTACTGAACTTGGTAATTTTGGAATTACAGAAGATCAATTATTCTTTACTCAAGAGGAGACTGATGGAAATAACAGCGAACCTAATCAAGTTGCAGAATGAGTGGATCATCGCTCAAGTAGAACCTGCTGAAGGGGACACCTTACCAGGTGACCCTGACGTGTGGATGATCGAACCCTATGTGGTAGACTGTGAAGGTCAAATAAATCAATGGGCTCCTCATGCTGCTGAACGTGAATTCAACGTTAGGTCTTCTGACCTGACTGTTGTGACTAATCCAAGCAAGGCACTCCTTGCTCGTTATATCGAATCTCTTGAATGAAGTTTTACACTAGTGTTGAGCAAGCAGGCAATCGTCTGCTTGTCCGTGGTTATGAGAATGGCAATCGCTACAGCGTAAGGGTTCCGTTTAGTCCCACGATGTACTTGCCTAGTAAGAATTATTCTGAGTGGAAAACACTAGAAGGTGATTGTGTAGAACCACATAAGTTTGGTTCTATCAATGATGCTCGTGAGTTCATCAAACAATATAAAGAAGTTGATGACTTTGATATCTATGGAAACTCTCGTTTCTTGTATCAATACATTGCCGAGCAACATCCTGAAGAGGAACTGAAGTTTGATAGTAGCAAGATCCGTGTCTTTACTATTGACATCGAGACTGCTGCTGAGAATGGTTTCCCTGACATTGAGACGGCAGACCAAGAGATTCTTGCTATCAGTATCAAGGACTCCTTCACGGGTCGTATAACGGTCTTTGGTGCCCGTCCATTTGACAACCAGGACAAGATGGTTGACTACATGCACTTCAGGTCTGAGGAGACCATGATGGGTGCTTTCCTACAGTATTGGCAGGAGAACTATCCTGATGTGGTTACCGGTTGGAACTGTCAGCTGTTCGATATGCCATACATCCATAATCGTATCAATCGTATTATGGGTGAGAAATTTGTGAAACTGTTGTCGCCTTGGAAACTTGTATCGCAACGTGAGATCTTTATCAAAGGTCGTAAGAACTTCTCTATTGATATGCTTGGCATCTCGCAACTTGATTACCTTGAGTTGTATAAGAAGTTTACTTACACCAACCAAGAATCATATCGTCTGGACCATATTGCTTTTGTTGAACT